GCATTTCACTGTGGCATCCCCTGCGGTGGCATTTGTGGCGGCATACCGCGTGGATTTTTACTTGCAACAATTAACGTAAACTTGTGGCGGCATCATCTGTTCCATGCCCTCTTGCGGCATCTCGGGCATACCCGGCATGTCTTGGTCACGTCCTGGCATCTCGCTCACCAGATCGCCCGAGGTAATCATGCCGTGAACGGTGCCCATCACAATGTCTTGAATCTGTTCGGGCGACATGCCGGCCTGCACCGCGCTGATGCGTTTGGTTTCGGCGTCGTAGGCTTTGACATCTGCCTCAAACTCTTTGACCTTCAGCGTCTGCGCTTCCATCGACTGGCTGACATTTTGCAGCATCTGGTGCATCTGCTGCATTTCCTGCCCCATCGCCTGCATCTGCTGGTTAGCCGCTTGCAGCTCGGGCGATTCGTCGCCGGTCGCCAGCAGTTTCGGGTCGATGGTCTTGGCAAACCGCGCCGCCATTTCCTGCGCCCCCGGCCAGTCCATGTGCTTGATGAACAGGTCGCCGGCCACCGCCCACAGTTGCGGGTTGCCTTGCAGCAGTTGGCTCATGGCGTCCAACGCTTCTTGGCGTTTGGTCATGTAGCTAGGGCCGGTCGTTACCGCCACGTCGTAGGTGCCAACGCTCGGGTTGTAAATCTTTTTAATGACAATGCCGCGCTCGTCTTGAATCTTCTTGACCGGCATCGGCTGGCTCGGGTCAATGGCAGCTTGATCCGTTTCGCCATCTACACCGATGATGCGGGCGATGCGTTGCGTGTCGTAAATCTTCGGAATCAGATCGACCAGTTGCCGCGTCGCGTAACGAATGGCGCGCGCCAGATTGTCCACGTAATGATAGGTGCCGGTGTCGGCCTGCTTCTCCCGCGCCAAGATGGCACGGCCAGAGCGTTCGTTGCTGGTCGCACCAAGGCTGGAGTCATACTGGCCTGTCGAACTTTTAATGTCGTCAGACGCCCCCGCCTTGGCTTGCAGGAGGCCACTGGAGGCCATCGGCGGCTGTGAGCGTTGCGGCAGCGGCAACACGCCGCCTTGCCCGTCGGTCACGTCGGGATTGACTTCCAGATACGGCCAGTTGTTGATATTGGCCGTTTTCCACTGCTGCTCGTAGCCTTCAAACTGCCCGCCGTAGCCAATAAACGGTGCTTTCGGGGCCAAAGCCAGCATTTCAGCCTCTTGGCTTACCCAATAGTTATACATGCGTTGGGCGTCTTTGGCGTTCCGCACCAAGCCCGAGATGTACATTCTGCCGTCGATTTCGAACTCATTACCGACCACACGCACCACCGGTATCCATTTACCGGGCCAATCACGCTTTTCTAGCACCTCAAAACCGTTGGTTTTGCACCATTTGACGGTTTTAACGTCCACTTCACGGGTTTTTATCGGCTTCAAACCCATCATTTCGGCCTGTTTGGCCTCGGGTGAGCCGGCCATGGCCGCGATATTGCCGTGATACTGGTTCAGCGTCTTTTTTTCGTGCTGAATGTAGAAATACTCAGCAATCCGCACGGTATCTTGGTTAATCCACGCGTTTAGCGCGCCGTCGCCTACGCCGTATTGCAGGCTGGAGAGCGTCGCCGCGTCGGGAAACTGCCGTTCGTATTCTTCTTTGGTGATTTCTTGGCAGATAAAGCACCATTCGGCATCCGAACCGCATGGGTCTTGAATCGTGGGATCCATGTAGACGCTAAAACTGTCGCGGATACGCCCGATTCGGAGGTCTTGATCGAAGCTATTTTCGTTGCAGTATTCCGTCAAAATGCGGAAATACCCCTCACCAAACGTCACCTGGTTGTCGCAAGCGGTGTCGTAAGCCACGTCAGCGTCCGAGATATACTCGATGTGCCGCACGATGCCGTTGAATATCTCGGCCACTTCCACGTCGGCTTTGTCGTCGGCGGGGATGACCTTGCCGCTCGGCCTGTTTTGGCGCTGATCGTTCGTAACTTGCAGGACGTGCTGCGGCAGCTTGTTGATGGTCAGGCAAGGCCGAGCGTTGATCGTCTGGCCTTGGATGCTGCCCCGGGTCGCCAGCACGTCAGCCGGCCACTGCCACTGGTTATCGGGCGAGGCGGCGCGGAAGCGCAGGTCGTCCAGCTCATCCTCACGGGAATCCGAATACGCACTGATCGCCATCGTCAGGCGTGCGCGCATTGTTGCCAGCATGTCGCCGTTGTCACGGTCAGACTTAGTGCCGCCTGACGCTACTGCGCCAGCTTCGTTAATCCCCGTGTCTTGGTAGGCCACTACTTGCCTTTTTTCTTGCCCGCAGCTTCGCGCTTGACCGAATAGGCAATTGCCGCCGCCTGCTTGATCGGCTTACCGGCCTTCACTTCCGCTTTGATGTTTTGACGGAAGGCAGCTTTGCTTGGCGACTTGACGAGCGGCATATTAGCTTGCCGTGGTCACAGCAACCCAAGTGGTCGAACCGTCCGAGTTGACATACAGCCGGGTGCTGGTGCTTGAACCGTCCGAGCGCAGGTAGAGCGAACCCTTGGCCGCAGCAATCGTCGGTGCGCCGGAACCCAGGAACACGCCAAAGCTGGCGGTCGCGGTTGCCAACAGCGCAGCAGAGCCGCCCGCAGTGATCGCGGTGCCGCTGATCGCCGTAACGGTGCCGGTGCCGGAAACGGTCGTGCCGGTAACCGCGCCGGTAGCCGCAACGGTCGTGAACGAACCCGCCGCCTTGGTGGTGCCGCCAATGACGGTGTTGTCAATGGTGCCGCCGTTGATGACCTGATCGGTGTACGCGATACCGATTGCATTTTGATTTGGCATTTTAAGAACCCATCCATGAGTTGACTACGTTCGGAGACTGCGAAGAAACGCGTCGCACAGGCTCGCGGTATTCGCGGTGTGCAACGGGAAAAGCAAAGGTAACAGCCAGCGCGTCAGCAGCGTCCGGTGAGGCCAATCCCCGACTACGCATCTCTTTTTTCCCCTCAAGGAAAATGGTGCCGCTGCTGTTAGGCTTCTTCATGGGGCCGACCAGATCGGCTTTTAGCTGACGGTCGCTCGGAATGGATGCTGTTTTCAGCCATTCCTTCATGGTGCCCCACATTTCAGCCCGCTTGTTGCCCCACATAATGGAGTTCTTGGCCTTCCAGCCAAAGTTTACCCCGCGTACCTTATAACGCTGCTCTGTTAACCTGTCAAGTATCCCATACCCGAGGCCACCTTCGTCGATGATCGACAGCGTGGGCTTGTATTCCTCGATGGCGTCGATCACCCGCCCGACGATGGTCATGGTGTCCTCGCCCGAGTAGCGTTTGATCGCCACAATGTCGCGCCCTTGGCGCACCACCAGCACGGTTGAGTCAGCGCCGCCCCGCGCGGGGTCAATTCCTAACACTATTGGTGCCGTGGTGTCCTTCCAGCGGTCGCGGTGCATGGCATCCTCGACCAGCATGGGCTTGATGAACTGATCCTCGCCCGCATCGGGGAATTCCCCATACACCTCGACCTTGGCCTGCGGTGAATCCTCGCCGTATTCCGCGATAATCTGCTCGTAGACCTGCTTGTCGGTGTCCTCGACGGTGCGCGCGTCTACACTGCGGGTGTTCCAGAACGCCCGTTTGGCGTGGAAGCACTCAAAGAAGTAGCCTTCGTTGCGGCGCGGGTTGCTAAAAGCAAACCAATAGCGGTCTGGCGTGTTCTCGGTAAAGAACCCGGCGCCGACTTCCCATATCGGATTCGGTATGCCGCTGGATTCATCGAAGATCAACATCATGCCGTCTTGATTGTGGACACCGGCGTAACTGTCTGGATTCTCGGCCGACCACAGCTTGCCTTCTGCGGCCCAGTAACGTGTGCCTTTCTTCAGGTCGCGCTCGACCAGCTCGCACAGCCACTGCGCGGGCACCAGCTTGGTTGCGCTGATCTCAAACCAGTGGTTGTTGATGGTCATCGCCGCCCACTTGGTCAGCTCGGCCCAAGTCACCGACCTTAGTTGTGACTCTGAGTTGGCGCTGATGATGACGCTGCCGCCGATGCGGGTGGTCAGCATCCACAGCACCAGCCAAGAGACCAGGGCACTTTTGCCGATCCCGCGTCCAGATGCGACCACTTCCCGCAGGGTGTCCATC